ACTTACTGGTACAGTAACTCTTCCAGAATCAACTTCAATTGGAGAGGTCAGCAACCTTGAAATAGGATACCTCAACGGAGTAACATCTGGTATTCAAGGACAGATCGATGCTAAGCTAGCTTCAGCAACTGCTGCAACCACTTATGCACCACTAGCAACACCAACATTTACTGGTACAGTAACTCTTCCAGAATCAACCTCAATTGGAAACGTAAGTAACGTGGAGATAGGTTATGTAAACGGAGTAACATCCGCTATACAGGATCAAATTGATGCAAAAGCACCACTAGCCTCACCAACATTTACAGGAACAGTAACACTTCCTGCAAACACAATTACTCAATCAATGATGTCAGATGATTCAGTAGGAACTGCAGAAATTATTGCATCTTCAGTAACTAGCTCAGAACTTGCAGTTGATGCAGTAACTGAAGCAAAGATTGCAGATGGCGCAGTAACATCAGCTAAAATTGCAACTGGAACAATTGTAAATGAAGATATTAATGCTTCTGCAGCAATTGCAACATCTAAGATATCAGGACTTGACACAGCTCTTGGCCTAAAAGCACCACTTGACTCTCCAACATTTACTGGTACAGTATCAGGAATTACAAAGACTATGGTTGGGCTTGGATCTGTTGATAACACAGCAGACTTAGCAAAGCCAGTATCTACAGCACAGGCTACAGCAATCGCAACTGCTAAGTCAGAAGCAATTGCAGATGCAACAGCACAAGTAAATGCAGTAATTGCATCTGCCCCAGCAGCACTCAACACACTTGATGAACTTGCTGCAGCACTTGGAGATGACGCAAACTTTGCTACATCTGTAACAACAAGCCTCGGCCTAAAAGCCCCGCTTGCATCACCAACATTTACTGGAACAGTAACAGTTGCCGCAGCAGGAGTAGCATTTACAGATGGCACTCAAACAAAAGCTGGTGTCCCATCACTTACAACAATTGGAACTGAAATCTCAGCAGCATATAACCTATCAACAGGTGGCCTTGCCCTAAGAGATCAACTTATCCCAATTGCAGGTGCACGGGCAATTACAATACCAACAAATGCAACAACAGCCTTTCCAATTGGTACATCAATTGATTTCTACCAAGCATCAGGAACTGGCGCAAATTTTGTAGCAGCAGATGGTACAGTTACAATTCTTCGTACACCAGGACTAACACTAAGAACAACATATTCATCAGCAACACTCACCAAGGTTGCAACAAACACTTGGTTACTAGCTGGAGATCTAACAGCATAATGAAAAAAAATAAAGACAGGGGTTAAATAAATGGCAAACAAGAAAATAGGTAGAAAGTCCTCAGCACAGGATAACTTCTTAGAACCAAGTGCAGTTACTTCTTTAAGTGCAACAAATGTGGGTACTGGGCGGGCATATAATAATGGCGCAGCATCTCTTACATGGTCTTTGCCAGCCGCATCACCCCCAGCAACGCTTTATACAATTACAACAACCCCAGCATCAACAACACAAACTACATCTAGTACTAGTTTTACATTTACAGGATTAGCAAGCGCAACGGCTTATACTTTTACAGTTATTGCTTCTAATGCTGCTGGATCATCTCAGCCAACGACATCAGGTTCAGTAACAATAACAACAGTTCCACAAGCTCCATCGGCAACAGCCTCAACGTCTGCAGCTGGCCCAAGTCCTGTACCAGCATCTGGTAGTGATAGAATTACATTTTCTGCCAATGCAACTGGTGGTTCTGCAATCACTTCATTTAGAATAACATCTAGTGCACGTGGAGAGCTTTCCGCAAACGCAACATCTCCATTTGATACAGCTTCTCCAAACGCTGAAACGTATACAGTTTTTGCAATTAATGCTAATGGAACATCATTGGGAGCCACAACCTCCGACCCACAAACATTTACACCACCACACTTCCCACCGTTCTTCCCACCGTTCTTCCCACCGTTCTTCCCACCGTTCTTCCCACCATACTTCCCACCGTTCTTCCCACCGTTCTTCCCACCATTCTTCCCACCATTCTTCCCACCGTTCTTCCCACCGTTCTTCCCACCACACTTCCCACCATTCTTCCCACCATTCTTCCCACCATTCTTCCCACCGTTCTTCCCACCATTCTTCCCACCGTTCTTCCCACCACACTTCCCACCATTCTTCCCACCATTCTTCCCACCATTCTTCCCACCGTTCTTCCCACCATTCTTCCCACCGTTCTTCCCACCACACTTCCCACCGTTCTTCCCACCATTCTTCCCACCATTCTTCCCACCGTTCTTCCCACCATTCTTCCCACCGTTCTTCCCACCACACTTTGTTGGCGGAGTATGTGGATATGGATGCAACCACTGGTAATTTAAAATATGTGGGCGCCTAGACAGGCGCCCACATAAATGATAGAATATAAACAAGGAGATATTAATGATTAAAATAGCATTATTAAGTAAAAATGAATCTGAATCAGGTTCTGACGCAATAAATTGGACAGTTGTTCAAGTTATTAGATTAATTGAATCAGATGACGAGACTGACCTTGTTAACCATGCAAAAAAATCTATTGAAAACAATGAAACATTTTCTTTTGTAGACACTTCTGCTATTGATAGTTTAAGCATAAAAAGAGGCGCATCTTGGGATGGAGTATCTTTTTCTAATGAAGGAATAGATAGAGGAAGTTTAGGAGATTTTCCAAAAAGAACAAAGCAATATGGTTTACTAGCAAACAACAAGTTTTTAATAGGTTTTAGTGCAATCCCAGAATCAATTGAAGATGCACTATACCAAGATGTCTTGCTTTCTGAAGTAAAAATTGTAGAAATTCTAGAAGATACAATTGTAGCACCAGGCTTTAATTGGAATGGTACAGAATTTACAGCACCATTGAATGGCTAAGTGGGAAAGCTTTAAAAAAACATTTGGAGATACCGCACCATGGGATCTTTTAAGTAAAGAAAAATATGTTGAAGATGACAATACTGCAAGCAAAAGATTTGAAATTTGTAAACAGTGTCCAGAATTAGTTAATTTAACTAAGCAATGTAAAAAATGTGGGTGTTTTATGTCCATGAAAGTTCTGCTTGCTGAAGCAGAATGTCCTATAGGAAAATGGGGAAAAGAAGTTGTATAATAAAGAAGAAATTGTCCCAGGTCTATGGGTTTATAGAGATGTTATAACAAAAGAGATTGATGTTATAAATAGACTAGAGTCGGCAATTGATAAGTCGAAAGGCATGCATACTTGGAAAGACGCAACAGTTGGATATAGAGAAAAAAAGCCAGAATATAGAGATTGCGTAGATTTCAAATGGAAGAAATTTGAAAATGCTCCAGAGTTTAAACACGAAGTCGAGATTAACTCCTTGTGGAAAGATGTATACGACGCTCAAAAATTAGCATTAGATGATTACTGTTCTTTTTATAATATTGAAATGAATTATTGGGAAGCCATGAATTTTATAAAATATGGACCAGGACAACACTTTTCTTATCACGCAGATCATGGATGGTCCTATATAGCAACAGTTTCTATGGTTGCATATATCAATGATGATTATGAAGAAGGTGGTCTGAGATTTGATAAATTTGATTTAACTGTAAAGCCAAAGGCTGGGGACTTGTACATATTCCCTTCAACGTTTTTATTTTCTCACGCAGCTTTGCCAGTAAAATCAGGCTTAAAATATTCTATAGTAACTATGACTGACTATAATGACAAGACTCATAACGAGCAGTTCTATAAACAATTTATGTCTCAAGATTCAATCGGCGACGGATACTAAATTGGAATTTGATGTTTACAAGATTGATCCAAAAAACTCAGCAAATATAAGTCCGCTGGGTATTAAAAGACAATGGATGGAAGAAACATCAGATAAGCATGCCTACCATTGTTTTCCAGTAAGCCTCTCCAACGCCCTTGGCTGGGGTATATCTTTTCCAGAAGATATATCATTTATTTGGGACGGAATCTCGGATTCAACAGATACCCATGTAAAAATTTTAAGCGGAAAGAAGTTTGTTTCAACGGCAAGAGCAAATGCAACAATAAGTTTTAATACAAATTTAGTTGTAACAACAAAAAGTAATTTGTCTATGTTGGCTATGCCAACCCCAAACTGGCCAATAGATGGAGTATGGCCCTTCACAACATTAATCAGCACTTCTTTTTTTAAAGGAACTTTTCCTATTGCGTGGAGAATCACTAAGGCAAATGAAATAATAACAATACCAGCAAATACACCCGTTGCTTCAATAATGCCAATATCACTATCTGATTTAAATAATTCAATAGCAGTAATAAAAGGATATAATGATCTGCCACAAGATTTTTTCCCAAAAGAAGATTATGGCAAAATTGTTAGCGATATTAATAAATCTGGAAAATGGACTGATTTTTATAGAAACGCTGTAGATCATAAAAATAATAAAATTGGATCTCATGAAGTAAAATCTTTAAGATTGAAAAATGATGAAACATCTATAGATGGTCCAGAAGGATGCGGTATACCCAAATGAATAAAATAGTATTTCACTCAAACAAACATTATAATAAAGAAGAGACCGCTCCTAGGCCTATGGCAAAAGCTATTCCAAAATGGTGGCTAGATGCTGATATTTATATAAAAGATTTTTACGGTAATCCTGTTTCTAATCAATCTCTTGATGGCGGCAAGGCATTAAATTTTAAAGCATGCCCAGCAATGCTAGATACATTTACAACTGGATATACTTTGGTTACCCCATGCGAAATTGAATTTTATAAAAAAAATGGAAGAATAAAAGCAAGAACACCAGCAAAGTTTGACGATTTTGTTGGAGAAAGAGGAGTGTCCCAAGGTTTTCAAACCCCACCTGGATATGAAGAAAATCATTTTCATTGGTATGCTAATTGGGCACCAGAGTTGCCAGAAGGCTACAGCTCTCTTTATGTTCAACCAATAAATCATTTTGATTTGCCGTGGATTACCGTGGGTGGTATAATAGATAGCGACAAGGTTACAACGTCTGGCCTTATACCATTTTTTATAAAAAATGATTTTGTAGGTGTAGTTCCAGAAGGAACCCCTTATTTGCAAATAATTCCTTTTAAGAGGGAAGATTGGGAGTCAGAAATAGTCTTTCATAAAGCCATTGATATTATGGCTAAAACAAAAGAAGTCTCTGATTTATTTAGAAAACCAGAGGGTGGAGTCTATAAAAAGTTATTTTGGACAAGGAGAAAGTACAAGTAATATGAAAAATCAGGTAAACACTAATGATACACATGACTACAGATCTTTAGGATCAATAACTCCCTCGGGATTTTTTGGCACAGGTCCAGAAAATATTGTAGAGCTAAAAAACTTTTTAACAGATATAGAAAGAGAAAGACTGACAAACTTTGCAAGAAACAACAAGACTTGGGATATAACAGATTCTCATGTTAATGAAAATGGAACAGTCATATATGATGCAAACGCTTGGGCAGACAGAGTCTGCACAAGAAGGTCAATGGAAATCTCAGCAGAACCAGATATTGTTTATGTTGTAGACAATCTAATATCTAGACTACAGTTAGAGGTTGAAAAATTTTTTAATGTCAGAGTTCAGGCTACTGGACCAGCTATTGTTAGGTGGCCAGTTGGTTCAAGGCAAGATCCGCATGCAGACAAAGAGCTTCATGAAGGCCCAGATGCAGGTACCCCTAATGATTTTCCTCATTACGATATAGCTTCTTTATTTTATTTTAATGATGACTATGAAGGCGGAGAACTATTCTTTCCGATTCAAGGTATAGAGTTTAAACCAGTTGGCGGATCAGCCTATTTTTTCCCAGGAGATAAAGGCTACATTCACGGAGTAAGGCCAGTAATAGAAGGTGGAAGATACACCTCGCCATTTTTTTGGCAAATACTTGAGCATACTGGAGACCGTAAGCCATGACATTTGAGTACAAAGAGCTGTATCCAAAGATATGGGTTTTTAAAAATCCATGGCAAGACATTGATTTGCTAACACAGACTATTAAAGATTCTGAACAAAATCCAGAGGGGTCCGCTTTAAATTGGCATGGCTGGTACACGTTTGGCAAAGAAGCAGACCAGTTTGATCACTCAGTTGAATCATCTGAAAGAACAAAACTAGAAAAACGGTTTTGGGATGAAATTATTGATGTGTTTAACAAAACAACAAATCAGTATGCAGATACCTTTGGGGTACCTCTAGATCTTGATGCAGAAGTTTTGAATGAAGAAGATGGCTTGAATACTCAATTATGGAAAAGAATGGGCCCTTCAATATGCAAGTATGAAGTCGAAGGTGGTATTGAAGAGTCAGACCTGGCTATGCACGTTCACACAGACTATCAAAGAGATTATCATGACTTTAGAGGATATAAGTTTACGTTTACATGTACGATGTATTTAAACGGAGATTATGAAGGCGGCGGGCTTACATTTTTAGTAGACAATAAAACTTTTTACTACAAGCCAGAAAAAGGCGATGTTTTGCTATTCCCAGCAGGAGATCCAGACTTTCTTTCTGATTCTGGGCAGTTTTATATGCACGGTGTTGAAAAAGTAAAGGGCACACCAAAGTATTTTGTAAGAAATCACTGGGTTAGATTTTATCCTGGATCACCAGAATGGTTAGAAAATGAAAAGCTTTACGGTAAGGAAATTTGGAAAGAGATGGAAATTGCAAGAACTAAAGAAGAAAGAAAAGCTGGGGCCTATCAGACAATTAATTATGATGAGCTTAAAAAATTAGAAAGGATTGATCTCAATGACATTTAATTTAGAAAATCAAAATAGGGTAAAAGAAGATATTGTTTTTTTTGAAAACTTTCTTAGCCCAGAAGATTGTGATCGTGTTATTAAATATTGGGAGCACTCTGCAGAAAAAGGAACTTTGCCCTGGGCACCAATTTCATTTTATGACTCCTTTGCATCAAATTTACCAGATGATGATGACAAAGAAAATTTTGGCCTAGCGCCAGATTTCTTTACATCTTTGCAAGATAAAATCCAAGAGGCTACAGAAATATGTAGAGGCGATAAGGTTAAGCTAGTAAGCTACCATGCACAAAAATGGATAGAAGGTGCTTATGCTGGATATCATTCAGACAATACATCTTTAGAGTCACCTGAGTATAACTCATTCGAAAGAAGTAAGTGGGCTGCCTTTCTTTATTTAAATGAAGATTTTGAAGGCGGAGTATTAAATTTTAGAGATCATGATATTTCACTTCAGCCAAAAACTGGTATGCTTGCAGCATTTTCAGGCGGGCATCACAATATTCATGAGGTTCAAATGATCACTGAGGGTACTAGATGGACAATTGGTTCTTTCTGGGATAATATAGAAGCTGAGTATGACGATGCCAAGCAGGCTTTTTGGGAAGCTGATATAGCAGAGCAGAGAAAAAGACAGGCCGAAGACGCAGAGTCTTGGGCCGAATTAAAAGAAAAAGGGGAAAGGTTAAGACCTGGCCCAGATCAAACTGCTAAAAAAGAAGTTGCTTTAAAAATAGGAGAATAATATGACAAAGACTACTGTACTAGAAAACGGAATGATTAGAGAAGAGCTTCACCCACAAGTTTATTATTATAGAAATGCTATACCTAATGTAAAAGAGTGGCTAGATCTTGTAAATGATTCTGAAAATCACGAAGAGCTCTATTCAATAATTACTCCCTGGAACCAATGGGACGTAGATGAAAACAGATCTATGGGTCACCCATATGTTTATGGATACAAAAAGCTTTGCCTGCTGAATAGCGTTTATAATATAGATAAAGATGTTTCCGAAGAAACAAAGCAGCGTTTTATTAATATAAGAGATCCATTGTTTAACGCTATAAAAGCGGTATGTGAAGACTATAAAAAAGAGCAGCAGATAGATAAAGAGCTTATTCTTTTGGAACAGTTTGGTGTTCACAGATATAGAGCTGGTAACTATATGGGAGTTCATCATGACTCTCAAGAAGGAGACACAAGACTACTTTACTCTTTAGTTGTCTGGCCAAATGACGACTACGAAGGCGGAGAGCTATCATTTAGCATAAGCGAAGGAATTATAACTGGAACAGAAAGAGCTTTGCAGGGAGACATACTTGATCCTCAAAATGAAGGATTGTACGACTTCTATATTAAGCCTGAAGCTGGTAGCATTGTGATATTTCCATCACCATCTCCATTCAGTCACACTGCACACGAAGTCAAGTCTGGATGGAAGTATATGCTACCAATGTTCTGGATAGATCCATCTGGAGAGGATGTTCTTTTTAAACAAGACCCAGATTTTAAACTAGAGTTTGTATACCCAGATAAAGAAGATTTATTTAAATGATAGATAGTGGTATAATTAAGCATGTATTAGAAGGAGAACAAATGATATCTGAAAAATTGCACGATAAGGTTTATTATTACAAAAATGTAGTATCTGATCCAAAAAATTTAGTTAAGTTAATTGAAGAAACGGAATCAGAAAAATATTCAAAGTTCATTACGCCCTGGGAAGAGTGGAGCGCATGCAGCGGAGAAATGTATGTTTACGGAAATCATAAAAGAATTAAAATGTTAAAGCTGGATGAAATTTTACAAAAATGCCCAGAAGATATTTTAGAAGATTCTAAATACATATTTAATGAAATTTTCGATGGATTTAAAAACGTTTGCCTAGACTATGCTGAAAAAGTAAATGAAGAGTCTAAATTAATTTTGATGACAGACACGGCTATCAAGCGATATGAAGCTGGAACCTTTATGGGATCCCACTTTGACCAGCAAGAGGGAGATAAGAGATTAAAGTATTCTTTGGTTATGTATCTAAACGATGACTATGAAGGAGGACAAATATCTTTTACAATTAAAGATGGAGTTCTGACTTCAACAGATTATGCAGCTTCAGAAGATATCGACGATCCTAGAAATAAAGAAAGAATTACTTTTTCAATAAAGCCTGAAGCGGGAAGCGTAATAATATTCCCATCAGAACCACCATATAGTCACACAGCACATTTAGTAAAAAGCGGACTCAAATACATGGTTCCGTCATTTTGGTTGAATAAAGGCTCGTTTGTTGACGGAGTCTTTGTTCCAGAATAAAGGGTTTTAAAATGGCAATGTATGTTTTCCAAGAGATAGCACCAAAAGTTTTTTATTTTACCTACTGCCTTCAAGAGATTGGCAAGTACATCGGCTTCCTTGAAGAAAGTGAAAAGAATACAAATAATCTAATTAGCAAATGGCATGATGAAGAGTATGGATATGAAAAAAGAATATCCTCTGATTTTTCAAATGAAACAGAAATTGTAGATACTCGTAGCCTTTTTATAATTAATAATTTAAAGGCTACATTCCACCATTGCTTTACTCAATATAAGATATTTAACAACATAGAAGAGCCAGTGAACTTGAGTCCTAGGTACTGGGTCAGAAAACATAACGAGGGCCAAGTAAAAAATAACTGTGGTGCAAATGGTAAATACACTGCTAGATTATACATCAATGATTCTTTTTCTGGTGGGGAGATTTCAATACCTGGAAAACCTAGTTTTAAGCCAGAGGCAGGCAGCATAATTATAGCTCCATCAGATGTACAAGTAACCGCAGAACCAGCTCATGGCAATTCAAGATATATTGCAATAGGTCATTGGGTTTAATCAATACCCTCTGATATAATTAAAATATGTCCTACTATCTAGATGTAATTAAAGATTCCCCTGTTGGCTTGTGGAAATTAGACGAGTCATCTGGATCGATAGCCTATGACATCTCTGGTTGCAACAATCACGCATCATATGTTGGTCAGATAGTTAAAATGGGAATGCCAATAGTTTCTGGCGGAGCCCATACAAATAAGATTGATTCTTCTAATTATATTCAGTTTGCCATGTCAAAAGATTTTTCTGGAACAACGGGTACTGGGGGATTTGGAACATTTGATACTTATGACAATGACTTCTCTATTGAAGCATGGATACATCCAAAAACTATAACATCTATAACTCCAATTTTAGCAGATGCCAACGGTATTGGTTTGTATTGGGATAATGGAAATATTGTTTTTAAACTAGAATCTGAAAGAATTGATTATTCTGTACCAAATCCTAATAGGGTTATCCATGTTGTTGGCGTATACTCTGTAAACTCTATGAGCCTTTATGTAAATGGAGTTATGGTGTCTACACAGCCAGTCTCTATTAGGTTTACTAATACATCAGTATCTTTGGTATCTGGACCTGCTTTGTCTGGAGAATATTTTTTAATTGATTGTCCAGCTGTATACAGATATTCTTTATCTCAACAATCAATAATATCTCACTATAATAATTTATTTTTAAATAATGATGAGCAGATAGTTTTGCCAGACCTAGGTGAATTATTTAAGGCGGGAGAAAGGTATCAAGAGGTAGAAACCAAATATGTTTATCCAGCTCAAGTTCCATGGGATACTCTTATTTATGATAATGCTGACCTTTCTTATAATAAAAACAACAATAGCATTTATTTAAATTCAGGATCTACATCTGGAGAATTTGTAGAAGACATGGTTTTGAATGTTACAAAAGCCTATGTCTCTTCTAAGATTGATTGGGTTGCATCTACTGGATTATCAGTTTATGTATCTGAAACTTCTGACTCGGGGCCCTGGCTACCTTGTGTAAATGGATCATCTATTCCAGGCTTTACTCAGGGCTCTAGCTTTTCTTCAACAAAGATACTATATTTTAAATTTGTTTTTTCTTCTACAGATTCAAATAAATATCTACCAGAACTATACTCGTTAAAAATTTATTTTTATTCTACAAAAAAAATGCTAGGTCATAGCGGAGGTAGCAACCTTTCAATATCCCAGCCATCAAGCGGATCTGTTTGGGATATTGATATAGCAAACGATACTTATCCGATAAGACTTAGAGAAGGCAAAAATGGAGTAAGGCCAAGATCCTCGGCATTCTACATAGATTCAGCAAGAGAGAATATGAATATTGAAATGATATTTACTCCAAAGTCTTTATCTAACGGAAACCTTTTATTTAATAAGACTGGATTAGTAGAGACCTCATTGTCATGGGCGGTAGGCGGAGGGATAACAAAGTCTAATATTAGCAATATCTATATTAATGGACAAGATGCCTCATCCGCTACAAACATATCTTCATACCTTTATATAGGAGAGCCAAACTATATACTAATAAAGACAACTGCTGCAATAACTGGTCAAATATGGTTTAATGGAAAGCAATTGTTGGGAGTAAGATCAGGTGTATTGGACGATAATTTATATCAAAATATAGCATTATATTCTAATCCTTTAATTAGCCATCAGGAGCATTATGACCTATATATTGGAAAATCTGCTTCTATTGCTCAAGGTTCGTCTATGGAGATGACAGAAGAGTCAGTGGCAACCTACTCTAGAGACAGAATTGTGTTCCAGGTCATATAGTTTTGTCATATTGAGTGACAAAAAGCTGGACTTATGTCTACAATAGTGGTAAAATAATTAACTATGGACATAAAAAGAATCAATGCTCAAATGAAATCTGGCGAGACTAGATTAGGAGTCTATGTCTGGGAGATGCCTGACGGAAGATGGATTGGCGACGAAGACAACAACTTCTTGTCTATACAATCAATGCTGGGCAATAAAGAAAGAATTGATTTGTTAGCAAAAGCGGTTGCTCATTATGGAATTGAAGAAGGCCAGCCTAAATTTATTGAAGGAAGCCGACAAATTGATGAAGAAGAGTTTGAATACCAGAAGCAAAGATTAAGATGGGGTCTCACCCCAGATCCGTTGGACATAGGAGTTCACAAGGAAGAGATGGCTAAACTTAGGGGTCCTCAAAAATGATTGAATCTAAAGACGAAATTTTTAGCGAAAATATTGACATTTCAAATGCAGCAGACTGGGTAAGATTTAATAACCCTACGACTCAAAAGTCTGACGACCTGTTTGACATAGATGCAGAAGAAGTATTAAAGCTTTCAGGCCTTGGAGCCTCATTTAGAAGAAAAGTATCGAGAGACTTGCAAAAAGCTTTTACTGGAAAAGATGGTTCTGTAAGTCAGCAACTTCAACATCAACAGGCAGTTAGCGGGTACGCAACATTTGACTTAATTCAACCAGAATACAACTTAGACTATCTTTCAACAATTTATGAAATTTCACCTTACAACTACGCAGCAATAAATGCAAAGGTTGCTAATATTGTAGGTTTAGGATTTGACTTTATTGAATCAAAAAAAACTACAGACACGCTTGAAGATATCGAAGATGAAAAGCAATTAGAAAGAGCACGTAAAAAGCTAAATAGAATTAAGCAAGACCTGCATCGCTGGCTAGAAGATTGCAACGAAGATGAGACATTTAAAGAAACACTTATAAAGTTCTACACTGACATAGAGGCTACTGGTAATGGCTATCTGGAGGTCGGTAGAACAACGACTGGCAAGATAGGGTACATCGGTCATATACCTTCAAAGACAATGCGTGTGAGGCGCCTCAGAGACGGTTTTATACAGCTTCTATATGGTAAGGCAGTATTCTTTAGAAACTTCGGAGACACAGAAACCGTAAACCCAATTGCTGGCCAAGAGGATAGACCTAATGAAATTATTCATTTAAAGAAGTACACTCCAAAAAATAATTATTATGGAATCCCAGATATTATTGCTGCACAAAATGCTATGGCAGGCAATGAATTTGCTGGTAAGTATAATCTGGACTACTTTGAAAATAAAGCGGTACCAAGATATATTATTACAGTAAAAGGGGCAAAGCTTTCCCCAGAGTCAGAGCGTAAATTGCTTGAATTTTTTCAGGTTGGGCTTAAAGGAAAAAATCATAGATCCCTGTATATTCCACTCCCACCAGACTCATCAGATTCAAAAACTGAATTTAAAATGGAGCCAATTGAAGCAGGGGCACAAGAAGGTTCTTTTGAAAAGTACAGAAATTCAAATCGAGATGAAATATTGATGGCTCATAGAGTCCCAATTAATAAAATTGGAACTCCAGCAGGTATTAATTTAGCTGCCGCAAGAGATGCAGATAAAACATTTAAAGAGCAAGTTTGCAGGCCAGCGCAAGAAAACCTTGAGAAAAAGATTAATAAAATAATCCAGGAAATGACTGATGCCTTAGAGCTTAAATTTAACGAATTAAGTTTAACGGATGCTGATACCCAGTCAAAGATTGATGAAAGATATCTTAGATTCCAGGTAATAACTCCAAATGAAATTAGAGTTAGAATGGGTATGGTTCCAAGAGAAGGCGGAGACGTTCCAGTAGATCTTGCAGCCCAAGCCGCAGAAATTAAAGCCCAAGCAACCCAAAGCAGAGCCCGTGATCAAGAAAGATCTGCCAATTCACCAGATAAATCTGGGGAGGGCAGAAATGCAAAGGGAGATGGAAGACAAGTCAACTAGTCTTACTCAACTGGTTATTTGCCTTTTTATACAACAATCTCTATAATATATAACATATGATCATAGAAAAGTCACATTGGTCTTCTAATGGAAATGCTATTAATTTATCAGTTCCATTTACGAAGGTCAATAGAGAGAAAAGAACAGTCTCAGGATTCGCAACATTAGATAACCTGGATCAGACTGGTGATGTCGTTACTCAAGAAGCTAGCATGAAAGCGTTCGAAAGCTTTAGAGGTAATCTAAGAGAAATGCATCAGCCGCTTGCAGTTGGCAAGGTAGCATCATTTAGACCAGAAACTTTTTATGACCCTGCAACAAAAGAATTTTACAACGGTGTTTACGTTGATGCATACATTTCTAAGGGCGCTCAGGACACTTGGGAAAAGGTTCTAGACGGAACACTAACAGGATTTTCTATCGGCGGAAAGATTATTGAATCAGATAACGAAGTAAACAAATCAACAGGAGCATCAGTAAGATTCATCAAAGACTATGCACTAGTTGAACTATCAATCGTTGATTCACCAGCAAATGAACTATGTAACATTTTATCTATTGAAAAAGTAAACGGACAAATGATTTTTAAAGGCATCGCAGCAGATGTTAAAATGGAAAATATTTTTTATTGTGCAGACAGCGACTCTGTATTTATGTCAACAGAATCAGAATACATATCTCCAGTTACTGGTAAAAAAACAGAACTCATTGGATGGGTAGAATCAAACGACGTAAACAAAGGAAAAGAAATAGAAAAGATTCTTGATTCACGTAGATCAAGATTGCAAACATTGCCTGAAACACAAAATATAAATACGGCAATTGCAGAAGGAGGAAATGAAGTGGAAAAGCTTAATGTAACAGAAGCAACTCCAGTAGTAGAAGAAGCAGTAGTAGAAACACCTGCAGAAATTATTGAAGAAGTTGCCCCAGTAGAACAAGATTCTGCTGAAGTTGTAGCTGAAGTAACTTCTGCCGAAGTTCTGGAAAAATCAGCAGAACTAACAGTTCAGGAATCACCTGACTTTGTTAAAATGCTAGGCGACCTTAAGGGTTTCTTCTCAGAGACTTTGGAAAAGGCCTCTGAGGCAAACGCTGCTCAGGTTTCAACAATCAAGGAGACAGTCGAAGCTTTTAGCAAGAATGTCGATTTGAGAATTTCAGAATTAGCAGAAAAGCACACAGAACTCTCAACAGCAGTTGATTCAATTAAGTCTATCATGGACACAGTTGAAAAAAGAGTAGACGCAGTAGAATCAGACACTGCAATCAAGAAGTCCTCTGACCTTGGCGGGTCAACAGGAGTAACAATCAAAAAATCAAAATGGAACGGCACTTTCCTCGGTTCCGTTAGCGAATTAACAAAATAAAGGGTAAGGTGAAAAACTAATGAGTAATGAACTATTAGCAAAAGCAGCTGAAGCAGGCACAACACTAACAGGTGGAATGACTGGCGCAGCAAACCCTACCGACGGAATTCACGTAGGTTCCGAGGGTAAGGGAGGCTTGCTCAATCCTGAGCAATCCGCAAGATTCCTTGATTACATGTTCGATGCAACAGTAATCGGTAAAGTAGCACGTACAGTTCGAATGAGAGCTGACACTACAGAGATTGATCGTATCGGCGTCGGTGAGAAGCTTATGAAGCTTGCAGCTGAAGCAGAGAACACTGGCTCAAATGCAGCTGTACAGTTCTCAAAGATTTCTCTCACAACAAAGAAGCTTCGCCTAGATTGGGAGCTTTCAACTGAGTCTCTAGAAGACAATATTGAAGGTGCAGATCTAGAAGATCACATTGCAAGACTTATGGCAACACAGGCTGGTAACGACCTTGAGGACGTAGTCCTTAACGGTAACACAGCTCTAACTGCAGATTTACTTTACAAGTCATTCGACGGTGTTGTTAAGATTGCAAAGGCAAACGGCCATGTAGTAGCTGGAGCGGGCGCAAACGTGTCTCGTGAAATCTTCAACAAGGCACTTAAGGCTATGCCACGTAAGTACAAGCAACGTCGTCCAGACCTACGCTTCCTTGCAGGCTCAAACCTAATTCAAGACTACTTATACTCAACTTCACAGTTGGGTAACTATGGTTCTGCAAACCCACAGGATATCGCTTCAAGCATTATCCGTGGAAACGAGCCAGGCCTAGGTGGCCCAGCAGGTTTCGTAGCTCCATTCGCATTTGGTATTCCAATTGTTGAGGTTCCACTACTTAAGGAAACTCAGACTGGTTCATATGCAACTCCAACAGGAGAGCACGGAGACGTCCACTTGACATTCCCAAATAACGTTGTTATTGGTATCAAGCGTGATGTAACTGTTTACCGCTTCTTCTGGCCAAAGAAGGACTCAATCGAATATACAATGTATACTCGCGTGGGTACCCAAATTGAGCAGGCAGATGCATGGGTAGTCGTAAAAGACGTTAAGGTTGCTTCTTAATTAAATAAGAAATAACTATCGAAAGGCCCCCAATTAATTTTGGGGGCTTTTCATTTTAATTTTATAGTGCTATAATTTATATACATACCAAAGGAGTATATACATGTCATTTGACACACTTAAAGTCAAAGATCTAAAGACACTAGCAGCGGACTTCGCAGTTGATGTTGATGGACTAAAAAACAAAGCAGATGTTATTGCAGCCCTAACAGAAGAAGGAGTAACTTGGTCAGTTTACCAAGGGACACTAAAAAATATAGAGAACGCAAAAGAAGATGCAGATGAAATTCTTCCTAGACTAGATCCAAATCAAAAGCTTGATGAAGATATGGTACTTGTAAAGATGGATCGACCAAATGCTAGATATGATGCTTTAGGATTTACATTCACTAGAGATCATCCATTTGTAGCAATGAAGCCAGAAGTGGCTCAAGAAATTTTTGATAAGGAGGAAGGGTTTAGATTGGCTACACCTAGAGAAGTACAGGAGTACTACAACTAAGCCTAACACATGGCAGAGATATACATAAACACAAGCACGGCAGCAACAACAAAACTTTACGTAAAAGGTGAAGCTATAACGCCAACATCATCCGTAGTTGTAAAATTTTATGACATAACTGGTGATCCGCTTGTTTCTCCGCAGATTAGTCCATCATCAATTATTGCTACTGTAACAGCAGAAGCGAGTGAAGTTGACGAAGGATCATTTAGTGTTTATCTGCCAGTGCAGCATTCAACAAGAAATAGAAAGTTTAAGTTAGTTTGGGATTGGCAGTTCAACTCAGCTGCATACTCAACTACAACCTACCTAGATATTGTTACTCCATATGTTGATATCCAAGAAGCAGCACAAGAAATGGGTCTTGGGTCAGATGCAAATGATCCAAGTCATAAAACATATCAGGAATTAAAATTGGCGGAGAGATACGCTAGAAACATAATTGAAGGGCACACGGGACAAAAGTTTTATTTGCATGATGATACCTTCTTTACAATAGGAAGTGATTCAGATACACTTTCAATGCCTAAAAAAATAAATAGGCTACATACTCTATATGCCAATGATGAATTGCTTGTAGACAATATCAATAGTATTAATAACTTAGGAATAGTTGTTGAAAATACAGTAAGTGGATTTGGAATAAGAGCCAATCATTTTTCTGGCATTAATGACGATGTGTATATTGCAAATGGAATGGTGCCCCCTTCAATAAATGATTCATCTCCAAATATTTTTAGAAGATCTAAGAGTTACAAAGTGTATGCAAGATTTGGTTGGGACTATATCCCAAATGAAGTTCGTGACGCAACGGTAGAATTAATGAAGATGTACTTTGCAAAAGACCGTGTGTGGAGAGATAGATACGTTAAAAAGATATCTACAACAGACTGGGATTTTGAATATTCTTCTGAAGCTTTTAGCGGAACGGGCTCTTCTTACGCTGACAAGCTTCTAGCAGATTATGTTATAACTCAAATGGTACTGGTGTAATGTTTGACCTAGTTGATGGTTTAATGACCATGAAAATGGATGTCTACCGTCAATCTGAACGGCAGGATCCAAACACTGGTGCAATGGTTAGAGAGTTTTCTTATATTAAAACAATAGATTGTTATGCTAGAGGGGTAATTACAGAAAACCGAAATAGGTCCAACGATAGCCAAAAGTTTTCAAATAAATATTCAAACAATCAGTACATAGAAGTTAGAACATCTGATAGGCTTACTGCCAGAGACAAAGTTAAAAATATTGTTGATGTCAACGGTAAGCCAATTTGGTATGAGCTCAATTATCCAAATGATACAGACACAGTATTTGACGTGATAGGAACAACTCCAATAGCAGATCCATTTGGAAATGTAGTTGGATATAACTCATCACTACAAAGAGCGGAGAATCAGCAAATTGGCATCTGAAATTTTAGCAATTAAAGCAGCAAGCGGATTAGTTAATTTAATGTCTAATAAGCCAATGAGCGGCGCAATAAAAGACAGTACTGTTGCTCAGATATCTGCAGCTTTATTTTATAAAACAAATGTCATGGCTAAGCTCGCCGCTAACTCTCAATTTCAAGCAGCATTTAGAAGCGTAATCTTCGATCAACTTCAAGTTGATTTTGGAGACTATATTGATGCAAAAGCAAGAACATCTCCAAAGTCTTTTCACCATGTTTATGAATGGGGAAGAATTGGTGAGGATGAGGCTAGACTATTTAAATTAAAAAAACTTCCAGCAGATGGGCTTTCATTAAAAGTTAATTATGAATTAATAGATTCTAAATCTTTCGTACCATCTGAAAACTCTAACAATAAGCATGTCTTTGTTAAAAAAGCTGAGATAATGGAGCAGGGCAAAACAGTAGTTATTGCTCCAAGATTTTCAGAAAGATTAGTATTTGAAGTAGATGGGTATACAGTATTTATGCCCAAGGGTGAATCTGTTACTGTCAAAAAGCCAGGCGGAGCGGCAACTAAAAATGCATTCTTTTCACAATATAGATATTTCTTTACTGGACAGCTAGTCAATATGTCTATTAAAAAATCGGGATTTCAAAAGCTTTTTAATTCTTCATTATCTAGAGCACTAGGAGTTCCAGCACAAGTTAAATCAGTTAAATATAGTTTCTCTCCAAATCAGCTAGCAAATGAAGCAGAAGCTGCAACATCAGCGGCATTTGCGAGGTTAGCAAATGGCTAATTACAAATTAGATTCAATGTTTGAAATAAGAAAGTTCCTGTGGAGCAGACTTACAGCTCTGGATATATTTAATCAAGAAGACTACTACTCTGATAATCTAAATGAGACTCTCGTCCCAATTGTCCCAGTTCAGCAACAGCCAGAAATGAATCAATTTTTAAGCGGGAAGAAACACATAGTATACGATAAGATAGGGATGTCTTATGAGAACAACTGGATGATATGTTGCGAGCAAATCCTTCTAACCCTATATTCACCAGATCTACTTGATATTGTTGAAATAAGAAACTTCCTAACTGATGAGTTTAGAAGAATGGATGATTCTGCAAAGGATGTCAATAAATGGGCGGGGCTGTCTAATAAATTCAAGTTTCATAGCATCCAAGTAGCAGAAATATCATCCACATCCCCATCAGAAGAGATACAAGGATTCTATGCAGCAGATGTCATATTAGAGATAAAATACTCTAGGATATTAGATGGCAAAGGCAGATTTGCCTAATTTGCCTTTTATACTCTAGTAGAGTAAAATTAGACTAGAGGAAAGGGCCTAGCCAGCCAAATATATATATATCAATTTCATGAAATCAGGAGGCAATACAACATGGCATATCAAAATACAGGTGACGCAAGAAACATTCTTGTTGGTGCATCACCGCTATTCTTGTCAGTAGAAGACTCAACAGTTTCTGGTTATGATTCAAGCATGGATGCAGGCGAAGCAAACGCTTTCGTTGCATCAAAGAATCGTTTCGTACCAGCATTCTCATCAGGAGAGTCTTACACTACAACACTAAATAAAGTTTTAACAACAACAGGTGCTACTCAGACAGCAACGCCTACAGAGGCATCACCAGCAATTGGTGGAGCTTACCGTAACGTTGGTTACACAAATAACGGTCTACAGATCAGCTACCAGCCAACATTCGACTCAGTAACTGTTGATCAGTTGCTAGATACAGCTAAGCTGTTTAAGTCTGCAATGATGGTTCAGATCTCAACAGAAATGGCAGAAGGTACTCTAGAGAACGTTCTTGCAGTATTTGGTCAAAAGGGATCAACACTTACATCATCAGGAACTGGTGCAACAGCAGTTGACACACTAGGCTTGGAAGCAGGTGCACTTGGTGCAGCTCCAACAGAGCGTCAGCTAATTGCAGTTGGACAAGCTCCAACTTCAGAGGCATCAGCAACTGAGCGTGTATATTATGCACGTCGTGTTTTGTCTGTAGAACAGTCACAGTTCTCTTTGGCTCGTACAGCAGCAACAACATTCCCAGTAACATTCCGTCTTCTACCATCAGGTGACGCAGCTCACGCTGGTTCAGAATACGGTAAGATTATTGACCGCGTTCTAACAGTTTAATTATTAATATAATTAATATCAAAGCCCCCAAGAAATTGGGGGCTTTGCTGTTGTACCCTTATAATGGTTATGCTATAATAATTTAGACGATCCTTAAGGAGGATAAATTGGCAAGTACAGTATATGATGTAGAAGAGATTGAACTACAAAGCGGAGCTAAAGTAAAGCTCAAGCCATTATCAATCAAGCAACTACGAAAGTTTATGGAAGTAATTAAGAAAGTACAAGACGCAGAAGACGAGACAGCAACACTTGGTATTTTAGTTGAAGCATGTGGAGTAGCACTAGAAACTCAACTACCTGATCTTGTTGCAGACCTTGACAAGCTTGAAGATGCACTGGACGTTCCAACCATTAACAGAATCCTTGAAGTTTGCGGAGGAATTAAGATGGACGACCCAAACCTAATAGCGGCAGCGGTACTGGCTGGTCAGAACTAGATTTAGCCGCTTTAGAGGGACAAGTTTTTCTTTTAGGACATTGGAAGAATTACGAGGAGTTAGAAGATAATTTATCAATGCCAGAATTGATTCAGACCTTAACAGCAATGAATCAAAAAGAACATAACCAGAGAAAGTTTGCAGCATCACTAAAAGGAATCCAATTAGATGATGAAGCAGAAGAAAAAAAAGAAAAAGGTTCTACCTTTGAAGATGTCCAAAGAAGGGCTCTAGGAATTAAATCATCAGCAGATGATATTGTTTCATTACAGGGACCATTCGCAGCAAAAGCTGGATTTGGAATAGGCGCAGGGTTAGGATACTCTAGGAGTAATTAGTGGCTGACGAACAAATTGTAACCAGTATAGTCGCCAAAGCCGACTTGTCTAGCCTTGTGTCTGAAGTACACAGGGCTAGTGCTAGTCTTCAGCAACTCCAAAGAGAGTTACTTTCTTCAAACAAAGCAATTTCTTCTTCAACAAAATTAGCAAATAATTTATTTAGAGATACATTAACTGGTAGTGGACAATTCTCTAGTCACTTCGTAAACCTTAATTCAGATGTAGATAAGTTTGGTAAAAACTTAGATGCTGGTAGATTAAAGCTTAAGAATTATTTCCAGACTTTTAGAGAACACGCTACTACCCAAAAGGGTATGATCAGGGAGCTTGCCAAAGAACAGGTAATGCTTCAAAATTCAGTACTGCAACCACTAGGCAGAAATGCTCAGGGGTTAATGCAGTACAATGTTATGATACCCAGAGGATTGGATGCTGTAAAGAATAGTGCACAGCTAGCTCGCATGGAACTTCAGATAATGAATCGTGCACTGTCTGAAGGAGCAGGATCTTTAATTAACTGGGGTAAGAATACTCAGTGGGCAGGTCGTCAGCTTACAGTTGGACTTACAGTTCCTCTAACCATGTTTGGTTCTGCCGCAGGAAAAGCATTTAGAGAAGCAGATCAAGAGCTAGTAAGACTTACAAAGGTTTATGGTGGATTAGCTGCAACATCTGCAGCAGATTTAAAAGCAATTAGAGAAGAAGTAGTACAAACAGCAAAAACTTTGTCTCAAACAATGGGAGCTTCATTTAAAGATACAATTGCATTAGGTGCTGATATTGCAGCGACTGGCAAGATGGGTAACGATCTTTTAGAATCAATTTCAGAAACCACTAGACTTTCTATTTTAGGTGAAGTTGATAGGCAAGATGCTATGAAGGCAACCCTATCAATTCAAACAGCATTTAAACAGAACACAGAAGAGCTTACAGAATCAATTAACTTTTTAAACGCAGTTGAAAACCAGACATCAACTACACTTGCGGATTTAGTGGAAGCAATTCCAAAAGCAGGTCCAGTAATTCAGCAACTAGGCGGAGACGTCAAAGACCTAGCTCTTTATTTGACAGCAATGCGAGAAGGTGGAATTAATGCATCAGAAGGTGCTAACGCATTAAAGTCTGGACTTGCATCTCTTATAAACCCAACAAAACAAACTGTCGGGATGATGTCAGACTTTGGCATAGATGTTATGGGTATGGTTGCAAAAAATACTGGAGACACAACAGGCTTATTAACAGACTTACAAAAAGCTTTAGACAGCCTTGACCCGTTAAGCAAAGCAAGAGCAATGGAGCAAATGTTTGGAAAATTTCAGTTTGCAAGAATGAGCGCATTGCTTAATAACCTAGGAAAAGAAGGAAGCCAGACTCTTCAAGTAATGGATTTAATGAAAGCAAGTACATCAGACTTAGCTGGTATTGCTGAGCGAGAATTAGGTATGATTACAGAGTCTGCATCTGGTAAATACAGAAAAGCAATGGAAACACTTAAAGCCACTCTGGCAGAAGTCGGTGAAGAGTTTTTAGGCGTTGCTACTAAGATTATCTCCGCTGCATCAAAGATTTTAAATTTCTTTACCGATTTGCCATCACCAATTAAAAAAGCTCTTACTTTTATGGCGGGATTTACAGCATTAGTTGGTCCACTAATTATGTTAACTGGTGTATTGGCAAACTTCTTTGGCTATATAACAAAGGGAATAGTCCAACTTAGATCTTTCTTTATGAGAGCAAGTGGTTGGAAAATGCTTACTCCAGAAATCATTGCTGCTCAAAAAGCAGCAGAGATGGTTGAGAATGCATTCTATTCTGACGCCGCCGCCGCACAAGTTTTACATAATGCTTTACAAAAACTTGTTTTAGATTATCAAAATCTTCAAGCTGCATCTATGAAAGGTGCTGTTCCAGTAAATCCAGGAGTTTCTACTGTTGCTGGAAATACAGTTGTTGCCGCTGGAAGAAGAGTTGTTGATCCTAATGATCCATATGTTGGAGATCCTAACACTAGAGCGATGTCTCATATTAGACCAAGAGACCCAAATAATCCCGCAACAATATTTGGCGGGGTACCAGGAGCTATCCCAGTAAACAGAGGAATATCCAGAACACCTCAAATGTATATGCATGATAGACTTCCAAATATTGAAGGGCTAACAAGCGTAAAGAAAATATCTACAGGAATTGTTTCAGGAGAAGCAGCTAAATTCCATGCCTTGATGGCAACGCTAGGAATGCAGACAGAGCAAGAAATTGCAACACTGAAGAAAACAATTGCAATGGGTGGAACCGTAAGCAGAGAGCTTTTAGATACATTTGATGACATTCTTCCAATAACTCAAAGATTTGCAGACAGTGCAGCAACTCAAGCAGCCGCAATAGTTCAGCAAATGAGAAATGCAGAAATAACAGTTGAGCAAGCTAAGGCAAGAATACTTGCACTTAATGCACAGATAGAGGCAGATATGGGCTCTGCAGTAACGGCATATGCTGCTGGTCGAGGAAGAAGAATTGATTTAACAAGAGCTCCAATGATGGATCAACCAGTTGTTGATGCTAATGGACAATTTACACTTAGAGATTTATACAAGAAAAAGGCAAATGCTTCTGTTATGGAAGAGTTTGGAAGACTTCGTGGAGTAAGAACATTTGGTGCACCATACAGTATTCAAACAACAAGAATGCCTAGGTTTAATGATGGTGGAGGAATTGAATCTTTTGGTCCAGGAAAAACTATTGTATCTGGTCCATCTTCTATTAGTTATGATGATAGACTCGGAAGCGTTCCAGTTGGTGGGTATGTATTAAATCAGTCAGCATCTATGGATCCAGCAAACGCACCTCTTGTTGCCATGGCTTCTGCTACATACGAAAATGGCGGAGAAATAACAGCAGCACTTACACCACGGGAAACAGTATTTGGTCCTAAGATTCAAAGAATGCCTGAGTTGTACGCAGCAGTAGATGCAGCAAATAGCGGATATAATTTTGGCGGGCAGATTATGAATGGCATTACTGGATATGGAAGACAAACAGATAAGACTCCTAATGGTATAAATAAAGCTGCATTTAAAAAACAATATAAGGAATATTTAAGATTTATTAATAATCCAAGATATGAAGATGATCTGAGAATGAGAATGATCATGCTTGATGCTTCTGAGCTAGTTGAGTATACTGGAATGTCTCCTGAAAAAGCTATTAGAGCTGCTTCAAGCAATTTTGATTTAGCAAAAGCATCTTCTGGAGGATCTTTAGAAAAATTTATTGAGCAAAGAATAAAGCAAGTCAAAGGACTTGAAAGAAGATATCCAGCATTAAAGCATCCAAATTCTGAAGCAACACGAACACCTTCAAGCAAAGGGCTAAATAATAATTTAAATAAAGTCAGAGATGCTATGATGAAGAGCCCAGCATTTAAAGATGTATGGGATTTAATTGAAAAAGTAACTCCAACAGCAATTAATCCAAACAGTAAGACACCTCTTCTGGATAGAAATGTAAGAGGACACTTGCTAAGACATGGTGAAATTGGGTATGCTACTAGAGGCCACATGGGTGTTGCAGCAGTACTTCCTCATGATATAAATAGCGTAATGGCTATACTACAAAAGATAGGAATATCTCCAGATGTTTTAAATTTGGATGCTTTGTCAGCAAGAAGAAGTCTTGAAACAGCACTAAAGAATGTAGGGTTGTCAAAATTTGCTACTCCAGATGATATATTTACAGCATTACAAGATGATGGTTTATTTAAGAGCAAAGCTCAAATTGAATCTGGAAATGTAGTTAGAGCAAATAAAAAGCAGAGAAGCTCATTGAGTATGCTATTAGAGGCAGCGGCAGAAAGAAAAAGATGGGTGTTTAGAGGAAGACCTCCTATGCCAGTTCTACTTAATAAAGGTGGAATGATTCCAGGTGGTTCTATATCTTCAGATAGATTTTCATATGGAGTCCCTCCACTATCCCCAAGACTAGAGGCTATTAGATTAGCTCAACAAGCTAGATACGCTGAAAAGCGTAAAGCCGATATGATTAAGTACCCGTGGATTCAAGAAGCCGTAGCGGGAAGGAACAGGGGATCTAGTGTATCTCCATTATTAAAATTACTACCGCCAGAAAAAATGCTTGATGTTTTAACAAAAGCAAAAGCATTAAGCTCAAGAAGTGCACTAGGTTCGTTTGCTGATACACCAGTAACTGAATATGGACATCAAATTTCAGCCAGCTCTGGTATGAGCTATCCTATACCTGGAGTATCTGGAATGTATAAGGATGCAAAAGGGAAACTAGTTTTTGTTAAAGGTGTTCCTAATGAATTAACTGCAATCCATGAGCCATTGGGCACCGAACTTTCAAGGAGGCTTTTTAAATTACATTCCCCAGTTCAAAGACCTGTAACGGTTAATAATCCATTAGATCCAAGCAAGAAAAGCAAATTGCTTGCCCTAGAATCAGATTATGATCCACGCTTTGCAAAGACAGATGTACCATGGGATGAAGATACAGTAATTAGACAGCTTGCTAATTCTCTTCTTATGAACAATAAAGACTTGTCTAGATCAAACGTATATGGTAATTTTAACCCAGATGTTGGACAAGCTGGAGTATTCCCTAAAGCATCTGGAAACACATCCCTTGCCGATGAAATGAATTCTATGGAAAAGCAAGCAATGATTAATCTACTTGCTGTTAAAGGCGGAGCAAGAAAAGATTTTGCACGTGATACTGCCGAAATAGTCCGTAAAATGACTCCTAAGCAATATGGTCGAAAAATGAAAAAGACATTGGAGCAAGCTCGTCCAGAATTAGTAAACTTCATAAATGAATTGCCTGTAGGTCTTAGAAAACCTTATGAAGCAATGCTCAAAAGATTGGATGATGGAATAGATGTTGATTGGAGCAAGTATCATTCCGTACATTCTAATCCAAAATATCTTAATGCTGGTGGTCCAGTTGGCGGCTCAATTAGACGAGGCAAACTTTCTTATGGTAGAAAAGGAAACCCAGCTGCAAGAGCAGCACAGGCAAGAGCAAGAGCAGAACGATCCGCATCTTACACTCCAAGCGGTGGTTCTTCATACACAGCAACTGGAAATCCTCAGATGCAGGTTGCTCGTGTTCCGTATGTTGGAGGTACTGGTGTAGCTGGTAATGCTTACGCTGGAATTCCTACTGCGTCTATGGCTAGAACTGTTAGCACAATGAGGCTTGCACAATTCCCTTATATGAATATGCCAACGATGCCTATGAATATTCCAGGAATTGGAAATACAGCAGCAATAACACAAGCATTTAAAGATGTATCAATGGCAATATCAAGGGGTGCAACAACACTAAGATATGGAATAATGACATCAGGCACTCATATTAAGCAGGCTTATGCAGAGTCTGCAAAATCTATGATGAACACTGCCAAGGCTGCTGCAATGTCAGCTAGAGCTGCTACAACATCTGCTATAACAGCAACATCTAACTGGGTTAGAACAAAATCTAAAAACCTACAAATATCAATTTTAAGAGAGCAAGCTGCAGTTACAGCTAGACATTACCCTACTGGTGGATTTGATCCATATCAAAGATCTTACTTTGGTCCTGGCCTTGTCAGTGACTGGAAAAACACTGGGCAAGACGGAGTACAAAAAAGAAAAGTAGGAAGCTTGGGATTTAGAAAAACTGAGTTTATGGTTGGCGACCAGCTTATGACAAGAAAGCAAGCACAAGCTGCTGGTATCTCAGTACCTGGAAGAGGACCCATGGGAATGGGCGCTCAAATGGGACTTGGAATGGCTGGCTCAATGGGCGGTATGGCTTTGATGAGCAAAGAAAAAGTCAACATTGGAAAATACGAAATGTCAGGAATGTCTGCTGGTATGGGCGTTATGGCAGCAAGCAGCATTCTTCCATTCTTACCATATGCAAAAATGAGTGCAGGATTAAAGAGTGCAGCAACAGGTGCGGCTACTTTAGCAAAAGGATTTAACGCTGCAAGACAAGCTGGAACAGTTATGGTAAAAATAATTCCAGCAATATTAAGACTAGCAAAAGGTTTTGGCCCGATAGGCTTAGTAGTAACCGCACTTGGCATAGGCTTAAAGATGTATAAGGATTATAAGGACGCTCAGCAAGATGCATCAATGGGTCTTTCTATGACAGCTAAAGCTGCCGAGCAAGCTGGAGTAAAGTATTTCAATCTTAAAGAAACCATGCAGGGCTATATAGATAAGGCAAAGCTTGCCGCTGCTGCTGCTAAGGGGTCTGAAGGTAACGCAATTGGAATGCCTGGACTACCTAAATCTATAGAAGACCTTAAAAAGGCTAAAGAAGAGGGCAAGGGGCTAAAAGATTTAATTGAATCACTTAATAGATCTGAAAGCACAGATGAAACACAAAGATTAATTAATAACCAAAAAGCACAAATGGTTGCTGCTGGAATGAGCATCGAAGAAGCAAATAAGAAGATCTATGGTGCTTTGGCAAATAGTAATAAGTCTAAAGAAGTATATCAACTATTAGCAGATAAAGGATTTGCAGCAATTACAGATAAAGCAACAGCAGCAGAATTTGCAGTTGGTAATTTAGTAAATACTTTAAATAGAGGAGATGGAACAGCTGACTGGGGTAAGGAAGTTGGAAATGGATTTGAAGGACTTATAAATGTATTCCAAAATGCTACTTCATCTTTAGTAGGAACAAAAGATGCTTTAGGAAATGTTATTGACGAGTATCAGGCATATGAAATAGTAATGTCTAAAGCAGAACAGCAGAATCCAGGAATGAATAAAGAAATTGGAAAAGATGTCTACGATAACTTAACAAAGACACAGCCTCTATTAGCTTCAATTACAAATGAAGCAGATAGCATTAAGGGAATTCTTGCAAAATGGAAACTATTTACTTCTGGCATTAATATTGATTTAAGTAAGATAGACTCAACGCTAGCAATCAAATTAGCTGGATTTAATTCAGCAGTTGACTCTGGTGTTGCTGCGTTAACAAAAGCAGCAGATGATAAAACTACATTTGGAACAATGGGTAAGGCTTATAGTGCATTGCAAAAAACAATTGCAGCAACTTCAGCTGCTGCACAAAGAGCAAATGCTGCTTCACAAAGAAGTGCCCAAGAAGAGCTAAAGATAATTGCTAAAAAGATTAAGCTTATTGAAGATGAAAAGAATAAAAAGCTAGAATCCTTAAGAGCAACTCAAGATGCATCAAATTACGCTTTAGAGCTACAAAAGCTTCAGATTGAATATGCTGATGCGGTAGCTCGTGGTGATATGGCAACAGCTGCACAAGCAAGATTAGACATAGACCAGCTAACAATGAACAGACAAAGTGATTTGGCTGCGAAAGCAATTGAAGATGCAGCAGCTAGAGAAAAAGCACCTTTAGAAAAAGATGCAGAAGCAATACAAAATCGTCAAGACAAAAAGCAGGTTACTTTCCAAAATAATCAGGACAACAGTGCTGTTGCTACTGAAATAGCAAGCAAGCTTGAAAAGTTCCAGAGTACATTTAATGCTTTAGCAACTAGAGGTACTATGAATGAGTTAGAACCTGACGCTAAAAAGAAAGCCGAAGAAGAAAAGAAAATTCAATCAGAGTTTATTGCGTTTGTTAAAGAGGTTCAAGATGCTTATGTTAAGGGTGGAAGCACTTTAAAGAAAACGCTTGAGACAGCATTCCCAGACTACTTTAGTAAAGGCAAGCCAATTCCAGTAGAAACTGTCACTAGAAGATATAATGGCAGCGGCATGGAAACAACAACAACTCCAAATCAAGGAATACTTAATTCATTTAAAGACGACATAAAAGCCTTGACAGCACATGCCGAACTTATTACTGGAGGCACTACATTAGAAAAGCTTAGAGCAGATCTAGTGAAAGCGTTGGGGTATAAGGATAAGCCTGGCGCAGCTAATACTACAAGTGCGCTTCAAAAAAATTCAACCAACGTAGAGGCAAATTTAAAAACTCTTGGAAAAGTTGGTGGTCTTACAAACAATCAGGTAACAGTTGACCCAACAACTGGTAAGAAAGAAGTATTAACAGCAGGAATATTTGAAACTAGCCTTACAAGCTTTAAGGGCGGAGGAAAAGATTTAACTGAAGGAAAGATTGTTTCTGTTGGACCAAAGGGAAGCATAGTGGCGGTTATAACAGATGATATAACAAAGCCAAAGAAAACTGGTCAATTACAAATTGTAGCAATTGATCGAGAACGTGGCCGAGTTCAATTTGCAGTTAAAGCAGCATCTGGTGGTTACGTTAGCGGTCCAGGAACACCTACATCCGATTCAATTCCAGCAATGCTTTCAAATGGTGAATACGTTATTAGTGCAAGGGCAGTACAGGCAGCTGGCGTTCCAATGCTAGATAATATTAATAAAATGGCTTCTGGAGGAATGGTTAGCTACAATGTTCCTAAGATGTCAAGTGGTGGTAGAGTAAGATTTAGCGAAGGAGGCCTTGCTTCCTCTTCAAGTTCAATGTATAATATAAATGTACAGCTAAACGGAACTAACTTAACAGCAGACGACGTTGCAGCTTCAATCCACAAGGAAATGAGACTTAGAGAAATGGCTGCTGGAGTAAATAGAAGGGTTGGTGGATAATGAGCTTTCAAAATTTATCAAAAGGATCAATCCTATACATCGAGGCATTAGACCCATTTGCAATTGATCCAGCAACAAATTCATTTAATTACAAGGGAGCAACCGTTGTTGCCCCTGGTAATGCATATTCTGCATCTACAGCAAATACAAACGGATTGTCTTTATCAAACGCAAACTCATTAAAATTTAGAAGACTTACAGAACACAATAGAGCACCTCTTTCAATAAATACAGAAAGAATTGAGTCTAGCCAAAGAATGGCAAATGGAACACTTAGAAAGTATTTTATTGCAGACAAACTTAATTTAAATGCATCTTGGGAAATGGTTCCTTCATTTAGAAATGAGACTGTTGACGGCGCATGGGCTGCAGAAGACATAAAAAATTTTTATGAGAGCACAGCTGGCCGTGGTCAATTTAGAGTTAAAATTAATCCAACAGTTTTCTCTACTTCTTTAATAGAAGAGTCAGATGGAGCATTTGTAGATGACTATACTTACACCATGGTATTTGCTTCATGCGATTTCACTGTTTTGAAAAGAGGCTTGCAACCATTTTGGAGCGTTAATATATCACTGGAGCAGGTATGATATCGGTATCTAACTCTACTAAAGATCTGCTTAAAAAAGGATCTTCAATCTCAACTTCGGTTGGCGCTACATTAGAATATAACTTAAACTCAATGGTAGAGTATATATCAGCAACATCTTCTGCATTAACAAACACATACACAAATGCTTTTAAGAAGCTGTTTCCAATAGACACAATATATAAACCATTTAGACCATTGTCTCCAGGAATTAAGTATTTAGTACATACAACTAATAATACTGATACCCCTGCAGACTCATTTGAAAGACCAAGGGATGTTAGTATGGGCACAAAGCCTAGACTATACTATCCTGGCCCAGATACTGTTTATAAATACTGGCTTGCACCTAAGAATACAAACATAAACATTTCACTAGAATATTTTTCAGATGAAGCAAAGACTACCGCAAAGGTTGTTCCTGCAAACAAGATTGTTGCCAGATTTGAAACTAGCCATGACACTCCTACTTCTTGGACAATAAGCGGAGTCAAGCAAGATAATACAACAATAACTGCATCTGGCACATCTCTTAATTCAAGCGGGGAAGCAGTAATCTATTACAATGGAACTACATGGTCAACAACAGAACCTACTACATATACAACAACACAGTATCTAAAGAAAGTATCTTTAACTGCAGTTAATTCAAATACAGGAAAATTTATAGGAGTTATAGAGCTTGCACCAAAATGGGTTCTGCCGATAGATTCAGATATAGTAAGTCTGTCTATTAATAAAGAAACTACTGCAGATGACAATTCAATTGTCCCTGTTGGCTTAATTACAGCAAACTATATGAGTTTAGCATTAATGAAACCTCATACTACATCTAGATCTATTACTGAATATAATATAAAGAACGCTATTGATAACACCAAGATATACTTATTTAAAAATGTATCTGTAAGGCCACATATAAATATTGGAGATGGTATAACTTCAGAAAAGGTTATTCAGGGAACTTTTTATGTAAACTCGTGGAGCTTGTCTGAATTTGGTGATGCTTCTATTGAAGCAACTGATGCTGCAAAGATACTCCAGGATACCCTATGCCCTCAGCTATTAGTGCAGGATTCTCCAGTCACTAGTATTATAAAAAGAATATTAGATTCAGTTGGCTTTTCTACATATAAAATTAATGTTAAAAAGATTAATAACGCTGTAGATGATGACTCTATACCATCCCTATCTTTTTGGTGGTCAGATGGAGATAAAACGGTATGGGATGTTCTACAAGAGTTGTGTAGAGATATACAGATGAATGCTTTTGTAGATGAAAATAATGTATTAAATTTTTATAGTAGAAACGCAATATACGATAATACGATTGAGCCGAAATGGGTATTTACTAGCGAAGAAATAAAGACTGGTTCTGTAGTAGACTATGCTCCAAATATAGTAAGCTTATCATCTAGAGAAATGTTTTCCGCTAATCAGGTTAGAGTTAGATATAGAACAGCATATGTTGCAACCAATCAAGAGTCATCTCAACCATTGTGGACATCAGAAACATCTTATCTAGGCGCTGGTGCTTTGACAACAGAAATAAATGATAGCAGCCAAATGTTTCAACTTGAGCCATCTACAATAAATTCAGCACGTCCAGATAAAGTGCTAGATCAATTTAGTGGATACGTTTTAATAGGTGGGGAAATTATTGAGTACGATGGATTGTGGTACCAGTATGTGCCAGCATCTGGAGGAACACCACTTCCAGTTTTAGTTAAAAATCAGTCAGATGTTTATAAGTATTCAGCATTATCAAAACCAGGATTTAAAAATTTTTATCCAACTGGTGAATACAACATAAAAACAAGAGGCGCTTTGACTACACCAAAATCTGATCATAAAAAATCTCCAGACTCTTATATAAATAAAGCTGGGGAGTCTGATCCAAATAAGTTTAATTTATATAATATTACACTAGCCACACCAGACGTTGCTACTCTAAAGCCTGGTGTAGGATATATTACTTCTCCAGCAAAATCAACTGGTACAACATCTACAAAGAGCTTCCTTTCAGTTTCAAATCTTGATAAGGATAAGAAAACATTCGATATAGCAGTAAAAAGCTTTGGTTCTGTTGATACATCAAAAACTTATTTTTCTTGTGGAGCCAGAATGTTTTTTGACAGTCAGCTTAGTTCTCCAGAACAAGTCGGAGGCATTGGATTCTGTTTAGATCAAACTGGAAAAAATGGATACTATCTGATAGTTAGAACAACAGCATTTGCTGGTCTTCAAAAAGATATAATGCTGGTAAGAGTAAAAGATAATAAGCTTACAGTTCTTAAAGATAGCCAGCAGACAACTCCAAAAACTTTATCTGGAATATATGCTGGAAGCTCATACAACATAGACGTACTTGTTAAAAGAGAGTCAACGGGTTCTGGAACATTTAAAAATACTATCACAGTTTTTATTAATGGGTTTAAGATAACAGCAAGTGATTCTGGATCTGATAGTCCTAGCGGGTATGTTGCTCCGATATCAATTACTAAAAATGTAGGGCTTCATTGCGGCCAAGGAGTTGTGTACTTTGAATATGTTTATGCAAAAAGTATAGAAGAGACTGAGTATAAGAAAAACAGTTTAACTTCACAATATCAGTATAATGGAGTATATTCAGACGACACTGTATCCATGTTGTACGGAGATATAATTTACAATGACGGTAACACCTCTGTGGATCAGAGTGGAAGCATGATTGAGTTTGGGACTATTGCAAGAGAAATAAGAAGAGTAAAGGATTCTTATGACGAAGGCAGACCAGGAATTCCAATTCAATTCAGAACTGCATTAAATAAATATGCAACTGTATTGGATTCAAGGCTACAGCCTTTTAGCTCAGAAGCTTATGTTTTGAACAATACCTCTTCATCAATTATTCTTCATGACAATAACTATACAAGTTTCTACTTGTTAGGTAATTCAATCCAGCGTTCTCCTGGAGTTATTGATTACGATACGGATCAATCTGATGACTCAAAACCCAAAGAGTCTGTCATCTTTGACTCCTCTTGGATACAGTCAGAAGAAGATGCCAAATCGCTTGCGGAGTGGATTAAGTCAAATGTTTTAAATAAGGGCAGCTTTATAGACATAAGAGTATTTGGAAATCCAATATTATCTGCTGGAGATATTATTAGTATAAATTATCCTGTTTTAGGCATGTCCAGCACTAGCGTTAAGTATATAATAACAAGATGTTCTTTAGACTATTCGGGGGGAGTGAGTACCTCAATTTCGTGTAGAGCTATCTAATAACGTAATGGTATAATAAATAAATGGGAATTCAAGTAGGAAAAACTCCAGTCATCTTTGATGATGACCCACGCCTTGCAGCAGTATGGAAAGGTGAAACCGAAGCCACTATAGAAATTCCTGGATCGTTTCCGTTTACTGGAGAATCAGGTGCTGGTGGCCCAAATGACCCAGGTGATACAGATGGCAAAGGCAAAAGACCTCAGCTCAACGATATAATGCTAAAAGGTTTTGAGCTATACGAAGATGCTTCTGGAATGCAAAGAGCTAGGGCAAAGTTTAGAATTTATAATTCAAGCGAGGAGCAGATAGACGGTTTCTTGTACGCAGTAACAATATCAGATGCACAGGGGGGAAGATCATGATAACTAAGTTTGGTAAAAGATTCTTAGCTAATTTTATTTCAGGGAACTCTTCATTCTCTTCAAAAGAAATGGCATTGGGTATTTCAACAGGAATAGAGTATCCTCTGGCAGATACAAACTCAAGATTAGGTTTTGAATTTTATAGAGTTCCAATTAGGCAGGGCGGAATAGATATAGATGCTACTTCTTCACCTACTAAATACACAGTAATCTATTCAGCTACAATACCAACAAACATAGCTGGAAAGATTAATGAAATTGGAATATACTCTGGAGAATCTTATTCAAAGAATTTATACCAGAGCAAGTTTATATCCAACTTTGAGCTTCCATATGAATGGAGTCCAGAGCCAGAATTAGATCAATCTAATTACAGAGTTGGAGATAGCTCTTTGATATTTACATCAAATGGAGCAGCACTAAAAGAATATACATATCAACTAGGAAGTACTGATCTATCTGGCTACAATCCATCAGACACAATATGTTTTTCATACAAAGCAAATGATGCAAATCTAGCATCATTAAAGGTTAGATTATATAGTTCTGATTCTGATTATCTTCAATTTACATTTACTGGACATGCTGTAGGATACAATATAAAGTCTTTGCCAATGTCTGCTGGAGTTTCAACAGGAACATTTAACGCACAAAGCGTTACAAAGCTAGGGATTGTTGTCACGCCCACATCTTCTCAAACATCTGTATCTATGGATGGATTGAGGATTAATGATGAAGACACATTTGATCCAAAGTACGGTTTAATAGCCAGGTCTTTACTAGACTCAACAATGATTAAAGTAGTAGGACGAGAAGCAGCAATAGAATTTAAACTAGACCTATCGTTTGGTGAGTAGTATGTCTGAACAGTATCCAGATCTAGGTATAACACAAAAACAAGATGGTGATTACTGGGATGTTGTAATTCCAGACTTAGACTGTAATACTGATTATGCCCTTCAAGCAGCCTGGGTGTTTAGCGATAAGGCTTTGGGCACAAGTGAATTTTCTGATAGATTTAATTTTAGAACACCAGGGCCATCTAGAGTTTGCCCAATAAATGTTGTTGCTTCATGGGATGCAAAAGCTGGATTAAACGTAAGCTGGCAAAAAAATGATAACCGTGTAAAAAATTATGTAATTACTCTTACGGCTGGCGGATACAGAAGGTCCCACCTTGTTTCAGCTTCTGGATCTTCTTTAAACTACTCGTGGGTATTAACAAGAGAAAACAACATATTTCAATTTGGAGGAGTGTTTAGAAAATCATTTACATCTTTTTCTATCCAAAGCGTTTATGGAGATGGAAGCTCAGATGAATGTCCAGTAACAGTTGCAGAATATGTAGACCCAGTATGTTCTCATACAACACTAGCAGCCTCATGGAATGTTGTTAGCCAAAGCAACGGCATACTTGTTTCTTGGCAGGATAGCGCAACGGGATACGGAACTTATAGAGAAACCAGGGTATATGTTTCAGAAACACCTAGCCCTTATAATTGGGAGCTTAGATATACAGGAATTGGCCCAGCGTCAATAATATTAGATACATTAGCTACGGTTTATGTAAAGCTTAATCACCTATCCTATTCTGAATGCGAATCTCTAGACTCAGACATTAAAGAGGGTAAAGCTTATGACCCTATTGTTTTTGACGATCTACCACCAGAAAATAATTTTGATTTAGGATCTACAACCGTTGAAGATGACCCTAACGGACTCTTTAACTTCGACAAAAAGATTTTATTTACCTGGACGCAAAATACAGATACTTCAACCTCTGGGTACAGAATAAGATACAAGACTGCTTCTGATGCTAATTACACATACATGTCTGTTCCAGGAAGAGCTACAGTATCAACATATTTATATGGATTAAAAGCTGGGCAAACTTATCAAATAGCCGTAACAACATATGATGTTTATGGAAACGATAACTCTGGATATAAACAATATCCAAACATAGTAATTCCACCCAACACATCATTAAAGACAGATGTTGCAATATCTGCAGGAGACATGAAGCTTGGATATGGAATTGGTGGAGACAACTCAAACAAAGGTTTGTATGTAGCGCCAGAAAATTATTGGTACGTTACTGGAAACACAAGCGTTTCTTCCGCAGCAAGATTTAAGGTTGGAGGAGCTAGCGATTGGCTTTATTGGAATGGAACTAATTTAGAAATAACTGGAAAAATAAATGCTAACGCTGGAGCATTTACTGGATCTGTTGACATAGGAACAGCACTAGTGGACGGACAACTCAGAGTAACAACATCTTCTGGAAAATTTGAAATAGGAAAACTAACTAATACTGCTGGAGAAAAAATTGGTGTTGGAATCCAGGGTACGGATTCAGTTGGAAAACTATTTCAGTTAGACACAGTAAATGGAATTATTGCTAATAAAGGAACAATAGCGGGATGGACAATTGACGATACATCAATTAACAAGGCTGGCAACGTAGGGTTCTTTGCCACAACGACTCCTTCAGATGTTGCAATTTGGGCTGGAGGATCTAGAACAGTAAGTCCTAATTTCTCAATTACATACGCAGGAAAGATGATAGCTAAAGATGCCGTTCTTAAAGGAATGGTACAGGCTGGAGAAGGCGGATTTGGAATACTAATAGCAGATGCAAATACAGCAACTGGTTATAGAGTTTCTAATGGGTGGACAATTGATTCTGCAAAAATAGTATCTACAAATGCAAGTTCTCAAGTAACACTTGATGGATTGCAGGGCTCAATAGTTGGTGGAAATATTGTTGGATCAAATCATTATTTTATGAGCCCATCTGCATGGACAACAGCTTATCCTGGAGAAGGAAGCGGTAACCCTGGTAATGTTGATTATATATCTTCATCTGGAAACTTCAGGCTTGCAGGCGGAAAATTAACATATGATGGAACAGCGTTTAATGTTCAAACAGATTTAATTGCATCTAATATATTTTTAGGAACTGGAACAAGCTTTTCAAATGATTATTTACTAGGTAAAAGTACAACTATTGGTGCCACAACAAAAAGTGCTGGTAGCTTTAGTTTAGCAGGCGGAATTATGACTTATTCAAATAATATTTTTGAAATAAATCAAGGTAGAAACCCTAATTTTAAAATGTACTTAAATGTTGGTAGTAATTTTGACGGTACGTTTGGAGACCCAACAGTTGTTCAAGATGTTGAAACGGGAGAGCTTACAAGAGGCAGGTCTTTCTTTTACGGAGGGAATAACTACCCAGGAAGCACTACTGATAGAATACAGCATGCAGATGGAGATCAGGGCGGCGGAGCCTTTGTTAAGGGCGATATATGGTTAAGTAGGAAAGCATAAATGAGCTGGTGGAGAAAAGCAAACCTAGACGATGCTGGTAATATTGATGGCTGGATAAAAATAAGAAGCATCTGGAGAAAGACTAATTTAGGTGATGAAGGATCAACAGACGGTTGGTTAAGAATAAGAAGCGCTTGGAGATTCCAAGGATTAAATGGGTTAGGCGCTGGAATTTGGTATAAAATTTTTGGATCCGAATCTCCTTATCCAAAAGTAAATCCACAACTTATATTTGTTTCTACAGATTCTAGTACATCTGAAACACAATGTACCCAACAAGATAGAATGTACGTTACAAGAGGAAAATGGTATGAAGACCCATTATCATTTCTTATTAAAATACAAAGATCTATAATCTCAAATTGGGATGCCCCAACGACATTAATTAGCCAGGAGCTAGAGTACACAACATATCTAGATTCAGACTATTTAGATGAAGTTCCTAAGTTGCCTGCAGATAGACCAACAATAACGCTAGATGATATCAAAGCCAAAAGAGGATTTAGGGCACAAGTTCAAGCTGGCCAGGATGCCAATCCTACAGAATCAGATTACGCACTTGCCACCTCATGGTACCCAAGCTCAACAGGAATATTCCCAAGACTAACATTTGGATTTACTACATATAGCACAGGAGATCAAATTGTTGAAGATGAAACTCTTAGTATGCCAGAGTTTAAAATATTTGGATTTAAATGGCAGTACCTTACTTCAACTGCTGCATCTTATCCAAATGGGCAATACTTCCCATCATCTAGGACAGATGAGTTTATTGCAAAGCAAATAATTGAATTTACTGATTTTTATGGAGTTAGAATAGGTCAATTGCAAGAAGTTGATGTTTTGCCAAATCACCAATATTTTGGAACAGTAACCTATACTCAAGCAATGATAGATTCTGGCGATGATTACATTATAAATGTTTATTCGGTTGCAAATGATTATTATTATAATAGCGGGTTATCTTTAGACGGACACATATCAGATCCAAATGAAACTATACAGATTGCGACCTATGTATTTGTGCCACCAAGAGAAATAGAAGATCCCGAGATAACTATATCTAATAGAACTAAAAGCTCTGTAGACATATCTTGGTACTCACCAGATGCTGAAAGATATAAGGTTGAACTAATTGACTCTATTACGGCGAACTCTTTAGGGGGGTTTCCATTAAATTCAACAGCAACTACATCTTTTAGTCCGTTTGGATTGAGTGAAAATAGATTATACACTGTCTCAGTAACTGCGCTTGCGGGACAAGATGATAAGTATAAAAGCGATAGGATATCTAAAAGCTTTAGAACACTTTCAACTGGAATTGCTGCAACTTTAGGTGATCCATACGACATAACTTCATCTGGCTACAAGGTTAACATAACTAATTGGAGTACAGTAAGCACGTTTGATATAACAGTTTCTGCAACAAGCGGAACGGCAACGAGATCTTTGGATGTTATAACCGTAACAGGAGTAACCGCTGGAGCTAATTCATGTTTAACTGCAACAACTTCTAAAATAGACAATGTAAATTTAACTGCAGTTTCCTATGATTCCGCAACTTCAAGTGCAGTCTGTATAATAATTGGTGGTACTTGGTATTGCTTATCTCTGGCTACAGGAGGATTTTGTTCTAAATCAACAGAAACATATGATAAATCTATAAATGGTCTTTACTATGCAGTTATATGCTCTCAAACAGATAATTTGTGTTGCCCATCTGTTGTGCTTGAGCCAAAGGTTTACAGTGAGTGGGTAATTGGGCTTTGTACAACATTCCCACAGGATCCACAGAGACCAAGAACTAGAACCTGGACTCAACAACAGAAAACAACTGCTCAAAACTGCGTAGTAACTACTGTTGAGCTATCTGGTTCAGAAACAGAATATATTGACTGTTGCATACCTTCCTCAACTCTTGGGGCAAAGACCTATGGAACACCAAATGCCTGGGGAACATGTAATTTAAATACTAGTCAGATTGGAAGAACGATTCCTTGGACGGCAACAAGAACTAATTATACTAGGGACTGTACTACAACCACAACACCAGAAAGCGGTTTTGATATTGAGTATAAAGATTGCTGCACGGCAAGTAGTACTACTGGTGAAAAAACTTATGGTGCATGGACAGCTTTTGGAAACTGTATCCAAGGTGAACGTGCTAGGTCACGCTCTTGGACGGCAATTCAGACAAACAATACAATTAACTGTACAACAACAACTACAGAAGTAAATGGAACAGAGTTTGAGTATACTTCATGCTGCACATCTGGTTGTACGCTAGGTCCAAAAACTTATGGTGCATGGACAGCCTACGGATCCTGTATCCAGGGAGAACGTGCTAGGTCACGCTCTTGGACGGCAATAAACACATGTATAAACAGCAGTTGTAATGTAACATCTGCAAGCGAGGTTAGTGGAACAGAGTTTGAATATACTTCATGCTGTGTTAGTTCTTGTACAACTGGAGAAAAAACTTACGGAGCATGGACAGCTTTTGGAAACTGTATTCAAGGAGAAAGAGCAAGATCTAGATCTTGGACGGCAACACAATCATGCTTTACTACAAGCTGTACCAATACAACTGAAACAGTTAGCGGTACAGATTATGAGTACACGTCCTGCTGCACGGCAAGTAGTACTACTGGTGAAAAAACTTATGGTGCATGGACAGCTTTTGGAAACTGTATCCAAGGTGAACGTGCTAGGTCAAGGAGTTGGACTGCAATACAAACCAATATTAATACTAGTTGTAACAGTACTACAACAGAAGTAAGTGGTACAGATTATGAGTACACGTCCTGCTGCACGGCAGGATGTACAACTAGTACTAAGGATTATAGCGCATGGGGATCATGGGGATCATGCATCCAAGGAGAGCAAGCCAGAATTAGAACATGGACCGCCACCGAGACATGTATAAACTCAAGCTGCAATGTTTTGTCTACTAGAGAAGTTAGTGGTAATGAAATAGAATACAGAAACTGTACCACTATCAATACTATCAATACAATTAATACAATCAATACAATTAATACCATAAATACAATTAATACTATTAACACTATTAACACTATTAATACTATTAATACAATTAACACTATTAATACTATCAATACAATTAACACTATTAATACAATTAACACTATTAATACTATTAACACAATTAACACTATTAATACTATTGATACTGGCGGCGGCGGAGGATGCCACGTAGTAGGAACCAAAATTCAAATGTCCGACGGAACCTGGAAAAATATTGAAGATTTGTATATTGGTGATACAGTAATGGCTGCAGATATACCAGGATTAGCTGACAATGAATTAGATATAACGAATATGAGACTGTGGTCATCAGAAGATATATCTAATACAACAAAAACTTCTGCTATAGTTACAAATGTAATTATAAGATCTTATGGACAATACTATGTGATTAATGATACAATTAAAATTACATACGAACATATGATTCCAGCGAACCAGCTTGGTATATGGAAGTTTATACCTATTTCAGATTTGCAAATAGGAGATAAGTTTATGGATGACAACCTGCAGGTTGTTGAAGTTTATTCAAAAACTTTAGTTGATGAGGAAGTTGATACAGTTTCTATTAATATTGAACCGAAGGACGTCTATTTTGCAGAGGGCATTATGGCACACAATATTTCAGAAAAGCAGCAGGTTGAATAATGGTACAAGATTTAGGTAATAATATATTCATGTACAAGAATGTTATGGGCTCAGACTTAGATATATTAAAAGAACTTGATTCTATATTTGTCACTTACAATAGAGGATTTGCAGAGTCTACAATAAATGATGGTGATTACGATAAAGCTCTTAGGTCCTGCACCGTCTTTTCATTGTATACAAATAAACAAGAAGACGTTGACTACAATAATTTAAAGAAGATATTAAATAAAAAAATAGATATTGCTGTTTCAAAATGTATATTAGATTTTATTAAAAAGACTGGAATAAAGATTAAAGAAAGAGAACCCTGGGAGGTATTAAAATATGAAAAAGACCAGATGGTTACTTGGCATTGTGATGATGGAGAAGTCCACCCCTCAAAAGTATCATTTGTTTATTATATAAACGGTGATTACGAGGGGGGAGAAATACAATTTAAAAACAAAGTTTACAGTATTCCAATAAAACCATCTAAGGATAGCCTTATTATTTTCCCTTCTGGTATTGATTACATTCATAGAGTTCTTCCAGTAACAGAAGGCACAAAGTACTCAGTTATATCTTTCGGTAAATAGAGAAAATAGGATAGACAATCTTTTAACTAAATGCTATAATACTATAATGTTACGGAGATATTATGAATAAATCAGATATGCAAGGAAGCACATACATGGTTCTTGTCAATGGCGAATATGCTGGGTGGTTTAATATCGCTGGCCCTGGAACTGATCTATTAAGAGCTGGTCTTTCTAGCACACCAATTTTAGTAGATATGGAAGACATTGAAATTGATATTCCAGATTTACCAAAAGCTGGCGCTAATTATTTTTGGAACGGCCAGTCGTTTGAATTGAGGGAAATAAGTGGCTAGTAAATGGGAGCAAGTTAAGAAACTTGTAAATTCCGACGATGTAAAGCCATGGGATTTTTTAAATCCAAATACGGAATACGTTTCTGAAGAAGATGCAAACTCAAGATATTCCCTGTGCCAAGTCTGTCCAAAATTTAATAATGGAGTAAAGACGTGCCAGGAATGTGGATGCTTTATGCCAGCTAAAACAAGACTTAAAGGAGCCACTTGCCCTGTAGGTAAATGGTAATGGTATAATATAAATAGGAGGTAATGATGTCAGAATACACACTATCAAATGAAGAAAAAAGCTCTATCATTGAGTCTCACCTAAGAACGCTTGGATACTCTAAGTATAATCTTGAGATAAACCTAATGGAAGAAGAGTCGGCGACTGCTCCAGCAGCAGATGCGATTTCAGCTGTCAACGCACAGATAGCTTCAGTTAATAAAAAAATAGCAGCCCTTGTCGAAGAGCTAGCTTCCCTATCAGAATAAGTTAGGAAACAATGTCTTCTAAAGAAGAATTAATTATAACGGCTATGCAGCAAAGAATTGCAGAGCTAGTTGCTGATTATGAATTAAGAATTTCAATTTTAAGAGCAGACCTAACAATTATGTCAGATGCCCAAAAAGAAAAAGAAAAAGCATTAGAAGAATACTCTAATAATATAGAAAGCAAAATCAAGGGGGAATAATGACTGTTGTATTTCAAGATGGAGAACCAGTAGACCCTAAGAAACTTGAGGATCTACAAAAACAAATTGATGATATTAAGCTTCAATCTGATAAGTCATATAACTTGAGTACAACTACTGCAAACAGCGTAACCCAGCTTTCAGTTATGCATTTAAAGGCTGGAGTAGTCACGTTTGAAACTGGACTAAAGGCTGGAAGTGATAATAATATTCAAATCGAACTTGGATGGGGAGCAGACTATGAAGTAGCATATGTCGTAGCACAGCCAAGATTAAAAGATCCAGGCAAAACTAATATAAGATGGGGCATCTCTGGCAATAAGGACGCTACATTTTTAAATGTTTGGAGCGAAAAAGCTACATCAACTACAACTCCAATTAATTTTCACTGGATTAGTGCAGGCAGAAAAATTCTTTAAGCAAGTGAATTAGGGTTGACAACCCAGAGCAATATGTTACAATTACTATAACATTAAGCCACGACATCGTGGCTTTTATACATATTAAGGGTTTTTATGAGTAACGATTTAAAGTGGATGATTTCATCCGACCAGCAATTCCCATACCAGGATGATAAAATGATTGCACTTTGGTTCAAGGTTATGAAGTGGTTTAAGCCAGATGTTGTGGACTACCTTGGAGATACAGATGACCAAGCATGCTATAGCAAATATACAGAGGGAAGATCAGCAGAATTTTTAAATCTGCATAAGACTGATAGCCGAGAT